GCGAAGTACCCGCCCAGCCTGGCGACGATCCAGTCGTACGACATCGCGAGCGATGCGACGACGGTCTTCACCGGCAAGACGGTGCTCACCGCCGGCGAATACTTCTCGGCGCTCGACAGCAAGCGAAACATCGCGCTGATCCTGTGGCGCGGCGCCGGCACCGCGAGCCTGCTCGACTGCAGCAACCTCACGGCGAACGACTACACCGCTCTCTCGGCAGCTGGCACCGCGCCGTCGGCCGGATCATGGAGCGCGGTCCTGTACGACGACGTCGACGACCGGTTCGTCGTGTACGTCGGCACGAACACGCTCTACTACCTCACCAACGTCGCCGGCACTTGGACATGGAGCTCGGAGACCTATCCGGGCGTGACGACCGACGCCGCGCAGACGAACGGCACCTATGGCCGCTTCTTCCCGGTGAAGCAGGGGTATGTGCGCGGCTATGGTCTGGTGAACGGGATCGGCAGTCAGCCATATCTGTTCCGGCCGCGCTCGGCGATCATCCCGCAGACGGTCTACGGCACGCCGGCGCTGCCCCGCCGCGTGCCGCGCAACATCGCCGAGACGCCGGCGGGCTGGTTCGGCCTCGACGTCGCCAGCTACACGCCGGCGGGCATGTTCGACCCGTTCACGCTGCGGTCGGCGACAAGCGGCCACTTCGCGAGCGCATCCGACTCGGTGACGTTCTCCGACAGTGCGGTCGCGATCAGCACGCTCGTGACGGTGGCCGCCGACACGGTCGCCTTCACAGACAGCGCGATCTCGGCGACCAACAGGATCAGCGTCGGCACCGATTCGGTCACCTTCAGCGACAGCGCCGTCGCCGGCGTGTCGCAGATCGCAGTCGCGGCCGATACCCTGTCGTTCAGCGACTCGGCCGTCGCGATCTCGAGCCTCGTCTCCGCGGCGACCGATACCGTCTCCTTCAGCGATTCGGCGGTGACGATCTCGAGCTTGGTCTCGGCGGCATCCGACACGGTCAGCTTCAGCGATTCGGCGAGCGCGCAGAGCTCGCTAGTTGCCACGGGCAGCGATACGGTCTCGTTCTCCGACTCGAGCGCGGCCGCCATCCAGGCCGTCGCAGCTGGCGCGGACACGGTGACCTTCAGCGACAGCGCGATCGGCGCGCTCACGCAGATCGCCGCGGCGACCGACAGCGTGACGTTCAGCGACTCCGCGGTCTCCGGCGTGACGCTGCCGGCCGACGGCACCGACACGATCAGCTTCACCGACAGCGCGATCGGCAGCATCGTGACCGGTGGCGTCATCGCGGTGGCCGAGGACAGCATCACGCTGACCGACAGCGCGCAGGCAAGCCTGAATCACGCGGCCAGCGCATCCGACTCGATCGCCTTCGACGACGCGGCCGCCGCCTCGGTGTCGATCGTCGCTGCAGCGTCCGACTCGATCACCCTGAGCGACAGCGCGATCGCGGCGCTCGGGAATCAGACCTTCACCGCGGTGGCGCAGGACTCGGTCGCCTTCAGCGATAGCGCGACTTGCGAGCGGCCAGGCGGCATCGCCACCGATCCGAAGCTGATCGCGCGCGGTGGTGGCGTGATCAAGCGCAAGCTGCCCAACGTCCAATTCCGGCCGACGAAGCGCAAGAAGAAGGACGAAGAGCCGGCCACGCCGAAGGCCGAGGCGAGCCCGCTGCTGCTCGGCCTGCTCGCTCGAGGCCTGGCGCCGCCTTCGTTCACGCCGGAACCGGCACCGCTGCTGCCCGATGCAAGCATCGCCCCGGCGGCGGTGGCCGAAACGCCCTCCGCACCGGTCGCAAAACCGGAAGTGGCGCCGGCGGCGATCGAGGAGCTCCGCGCGTCCATGCAGGCGCAGATCGACCAGCTGCGCGACCAGCTGGCCCAGCTGCAGACGCCGCCGGAGCTCCCGGCGCTGCGCGATCCGCTGCACGACGCGCTGCATGCCATCCTGCCGGCTGCTCGCGGGCCGATCCAGATCGAGCCCGATCCGCTTGACGATGCGCTACGCGACATGCTGCCGATGGATGATCAGATCGACCTCGACGCCGACTAGCTCATTTGCACGCGCCAGGCGCCGCGGCCAGAATCGCGCCCATGGCAGCACTCACCCATCAAGACCTCGAGGTTCTGCGCCGCGTTGGCGCAATGGCCGAGGGGCGCCTTTTGGTTGCAGTGCTTCAGCAACGGCTTGCGGATCTCGATCAGAGCAACCGGCGCGCCATCGGTGAAGCGCTCTATCGGCAGCAAGGCCGCGCGCTCGAGCTCGAGGACATCATCGGTCTCCTCGGCGTGAGCGCGACGACCGGCCAGCCGACGCCACCGAAACGGCCGCCCGCGTCCGTCGGACGCATTCCGATCGTCAATCACATGGCCGTGCCTGATTAGCCATCCCGCAACCCAGCGAACCCCAGCAGATCATCCTGCGGATCGTGGAGCAACCCCCGATGCAACCGACAGTCTCCAACCTCGAAACAAAGCTGCCCCGCGCGATTCAGCGTCAGATGGATGGCGTCAATGCCAGACTCGACGAGCGCGCGAAGCAACGCACCGCAGCAGCAGGCACGCCCCCGGCCCCCGAGCCGAACGCGCCGGCCGCAGCCGCCACAACTGAAGGCGAAACCACGCCGCCCGCCGGCACTCCTCCTGCCCCGCCCGCCGCACCGGCCCAGCCCGCCGATCGTGAAAACGATCCGGTCTACTGGCGCGAACGCTTCCGCGTGATGCAAGGCATCAACGAGAAGTTGCGCACGGATCATCGAGAAGACCTCGCGCAGCGCGATCGCCAACACGAATCGCTGACCACACGCGTGCAGGAGCTCGAGCAGCAGCTTGCTACTCGCCCTGCCGATGGAAAAGGGAAGATTGACCTCACCGCGTTTTTCACTCCGGAACAGATCGAGAGCTTCGGCGAAGTTCAATGCGAGGCCATGGCGCGCGCCGCTCAAACGGCAGCGCGTGAGCAGGCGCAGCAGCTGATCGACGCCGAGGTGAAGCCGCTCAAGGAGAAGGCCAAGACCGACGACGCCAACAAGGCGAAGCAGGTCGAAGCCCGGTTCTTTGAAGAGCTCGAGCGGCTGGTGCCGAACTACCAAGAGATCGACGCCGAGGACGCGTGGCTCACTTGGCTGAACGGCAAGAACGAGGATGGTGAAACGCATCAGAAACGACTGTCTCGCCTTCAAAAGGCGGGCAACGCGACTGGCGTGGCCAATGTCTTCCGCGACTTCCTGAAGACGAAGACCAAGCTCCCGGAGCCGCCGGCCGTCCCCAAGGGCGGCGCAGGCGGCGACGGCGGTGGTGGAAACACCCCGCCAGCCACCGGCGGCAAGGGCTACCCGAGCAGGGAAGAGATCCGCGACTATTCCAAGCGTGCGGCGACGGTCCGGAACCCGCGAGACCCGCGGTTCGTGACGGCGCAGGAGCGTGCAGAGTTCGAGGCGAGGCTGCGGCTGCCCAAGCCCTAGCCGCCGCAAGGCTGCTGGGGTGCACCACACCCTAGGAGCAAGCCATGAGCTTCCCACGCGCGAGCGGTGTGCCGGACTATGGTCCGAGCGGCACCGTCAACTACGATCCCGAGATTTTCTCGGGCAAGCTGGTCGAAAAGTTCTACAAGACCACGGTCTTCGGTGAGATCGCCTCGACCGACTACGAGGGCGACATCACGGGCATGGGCGCGAACGTCATCATCCGGACTGTGCCGGACGTGACGGTGAGCGACTACGTGATCGGCCAGGGCCTGACGAACGAGTACCCGGCCCGCAACTCGGTGACCCTGTCGATCGACAACGGCAAGAGCTTCGCCGTGGCCGTGTCGACCGTCGACGCTCGTCAGAGCGACCTCGACATGGCCGACATCTTCGCGAACGACGGCAGCATCAAGCTGCGGATCGCCGCCGATGCCGACATGCTCGAGACGATCCCCGCGGACGTTTCGGCCGACAACTCCGGCGCGAACGCCGGCGCCGACAGCAACGACATCAACCTCGGCACCGCCGCAGCGCCGCGCTCGGTGAGCGTCACCAACGTGATCGACTTCATGGTCGATTGCGGCCAGGTGCTCGACGAGCAGAACGTCGACGACGAGGGCCGGTGGATCGTCCTGCCGCCGTGGATGATCAGTCGCATCAAGCGATCCGACCTGAAGATCGCCAGCCTGGCCGGCGACGGGATCTCGATCCTGCGGAACGGCAAGGTCGGCGAGATCGACCGGTTCACGGTGTACCAGTCGCGGAGCCTGCTGACGCAGAACAGCCCCGCGACCGCTGCGACCTATGTGATGTTCGGCCACAGTGCCGGCCTCACCTTCGCGTCGCAGATCACCGAGCTCCGGATGATCGACAACCCGAACGATTTCGGCTACCTCGTGCAGGGGCTGATGGTCTACGGGTTCGAGGTCGTCGAGCCGAGCTACGTCGGCACCGCGATCGTCAGCCGCGGCTGATCGGCGCATTCGCGCGAGTCGGGGGGAGAGCGTAAGCTCTCCCCCTGCGTCACGTCAACCATTGAAGGAGCTTCGCGATGAAGACCAGCTTCCCCTCCGTGTACGGCAAGGACATGCCCGTCAAGGAGACCCCCGACATCATCAATTCGGACCGTCAGAAGAACGACGGCAAGGCCAAGGCGCGCTACCCGAACAACCCCCTCGGCAATCAGCCGGGCGGCGGTGGCAGCACCTCGGGCCCGTTCAAGCGCGCGCTCACGCCGGGCACCTCGCCGGCCGGCAGCTGATCCACCGGCAGGCCTTCGGGCCTGCCTCTTCAACCTGATCGGAGCACCAGCATGGGCAAGATGCCGAAGGCGTTCGAGAAGAGCGCCGCCGACAAGGACAAGGGCTACAAGGAGGGCAGCAAAGCGGACATGAAGATGGACGCCAAGCAGATGCCCAAGGCCATGAAGAAGGCCCCGAAGAAGAAGCCCACGAAGCGCGCCTAACCGGCGCACCCCATCAACTGCCACCCGGAGCTAAATCCATGGCTGAAATGACCGAAGCCCAAGAGGAACGCGTCGCCGCGAACCGCAGCAAGACGCGCCAGAACAAGGACGTCCCGTGGCTCATTCGAGACGACGGCGTCATCCGCCCGAATGTGCCGCTCATCGCGCGCAAGCCCAACTTCCGCCCCTATCACGGCGCGCTCGACGCGACGCTCGAGGAGCGCATGAACTACCTCGCCGGCCTGTCGCAGCACAAGCGCCGCCAGGTCGTCATGAGCCAGCCGCTCGAGGAGCTCCCGCCGCTGGATCTGTCGACCGCGTCGAAGGAGGAGCTCCTCGAGTTCGCGATGGAGGAGTTCAGCGAGCCGATCGACCCGGAACTGAGCGAGGCCGAGGTCCGCGTCGCGATCGCGAAGCTGGCCGGCATCGAACTGCCGAAGGCTGGCGCCGGCGCGACGCGCCAGCGCAAGGCAGCTGCCGCCGGCGGCCTGAGCAAGGCCTGACACCATGAGCGTGCTCGCATCGGACGTTATGAGCGACGCGCGCTCGACGTTGATCGACGACGATCTCGCGACCTACAGCGACCCGCAGATGCTCGGCTTCGTGTCCGATGCGCAGATCATGGTCTCCAACTACAAACGCGACGCCTACACGCTGCGCGATTTCATCCCGATGGTCGCCGGCACGAACCAGGCGCTCCCCGAGGGCGGCCTGGGCATCCTCGACCTGACGCAGAACGCCGTCTCAAAGCGCGCGATCACGCTTTGCGACAAGGAGCTCCTCGACGAGGAGAATCGATTCTGGCAGGCGGCCACCGGCGAGCGCGACGTGCAGCACTGGTGCGCCGACCCGCGCGACCCGCTGCGCTTTGACGTCACGCCGCCGAACAACGGCGCAGGCTCGGCGCTCGCGCTGTACGCCGCGGTGCCGCCCAAGCTGGACGACGAGGCCGACGAGCTCGTGCTGGTCGACACGTACAAGTACGCCGTCTACGCCTTCACGCTGCACCGCGCCTACGCGGAGACGAGCCGCAAGGGCGACACCGTGAAGTCAGAGTATTGGCATCAGAAGGGGCTGCAGGCGATCGGCATCACGAGCGCTGCGCAGGTGCAGGTCGCGCCGAAGGTCTCGGCCAACACGGGCGAATAGCATGGCTCAGATCCCGATCTTCCAGCTGCTGCCGGACATCGCGCAGATCGTGCGCAAAGCGCCGACTGCCACGCTCATCCGTGCGTACAACCGCGCCGCGCGCCAGTTCTGCCACGAATCGCGCTGGCTGCGGTTCACGCTGCGCGATTGCCTGACCGAGATCGACCAGGCGATCTACAACTTCGGCAGCGACGCAGACCTCGAGGTGATCGGCATCAAGGCGATCAGCGCGCGCAACAGCACTGGCCAGGGCAATCAAGCGCCGTGGAACCTGCGCGCTTCGCCGCAAGGCGGATGGCTGCCAACGCCGCCCAACGGCGCGCCGATCCGCTACGCCTACATCCCGAACGGCGCGATCGCGCTCAACCCGCCGCCCAACAAGGTGTATGTGCTCGACGTCACGCTCGTGCTGCAGCCGGTGCTCAACTGCAATTCCGTGCCCGACACGCTGCTCGCGCGCTATGACCAGGTGCTGCAAAAAGGTGCACTCGCCTACCTGCTGGAGATCAAGGGGCAGCCATGGAGTGACCCGCAGGGGGCGCTGCTCAAGCGCGCCGAATTCCAGGCCGGCATCGGCAACGCGCGGGCGGACGAACAGCGCGACTACCAGGTCGGCACCTTCATCGCCAAAAAGGCGCCATTCATCGTCGGGAGGATGTAATGCCTGGCTTCTCTTTCACTCCCGGCCCGCCGGCCCCCGAGGAGACCGAGGGCGGGTTCCCCATCGGCCTGCAATGGCGCTTCCAAGGCGAGGACGTCGGCACGGCCGGTCAGTTCGACGTGATCGACATCGTGCAGGGCGACACGCTCAACGTGAGCGCGGGCACCGGCGAGACGTCCAATGTGCTGACGATCATGATCCCGTGGGGCTCGGGCGTCTCGTTCCCCTGAGCCATGCGGATCGCACTCGAATCGTTTCGCGGCGAAGCGCCGCGCCTCACGCCTCGAGCGCTGCCTCCCAACGGCGCGCAGCGCGCGATCAATGCCCGGCTGCAGTCGGGCGACCTCGAGGCCTGGCGTCAGTTCCTCGAGATCGAGCGGCTGGCGATCGCGCCGCTGACGATCTACCTGCTCAATGACCGGTGGATGGCCTGGGAGACCGACGTCGACGTCGCGCGCAGCCCGATCCCGGGCGACACGACGTTTCGCGTCTACCTGACCGGCCCCGACGAGTATGAACAACCGCGATGGACCGACTACTCGCTCGCGTTCCAGTCGCCAGGGGGCACGCCCCCGTCCGTGACGCGCCCGATCGGCGTGCCCGAGCCTGGATCGGCACCGACCCTCGTCGTGGGCGTCGACTCGACGCCGAACACATTCTCGATCGACACGCTCGATGACAACGCATCGCTCGCGACGGCCTGGTCGGTGAACCCGGCGCTGATCGGTGCCCGCTATGCCGAGGTGACGCAAGGCAGCGGCTTCTACATCAGCAAGTACGACGAGAACCGAGACCCTGGCCAGGAGGCCTACGCCTTCCGCAACTTCGGCGTGTCGGGCGTGCTCGTGCTCGACGTCAACGACAATTTCGTCTTCGCCGGCGACACCAGCATCCGCCAGGCCTGCGTCATCGTGGGCGCCGATGGTGCCGGCAACGGCGTCGGCGCGCTGTACGACAACGACGGCAAGCTCTACATCCTGAAAACGGCCAATTGGGGCGTCCAGTTCGGCACCGCCAAGCTGGCCAGCGTGGCGCTCTCGCCATCGCTTAGCGCCGGCGTCGAGTACACGATGAACGTGCACGCCGTGGTCAACGTCGACGGCACGAAGACGGTGACCGCAAGGATCCTGAACGGCGCGACCGTGCTGGCCACGGTGACAGCGACGAACAACTTCTCCGACGGCGACTACTGCGGCTTCGCCAACGGCACGAGCAACGACGCGGCCACGCAGTACCAGACCAACTACTCCGACTACCACGTTCAGGCGAGCGGCTCGACGAACGCGCAGATCCAGAACGTGGCGACGAGCTACGTCTTCACGCTGGTGAATGATCTCGGCGAGGAGAGCGCACCGAGTCCAGCCAGCGCGACGATCCTGCGGCCCGATGGCGTGAGCGTGACCGTGACGACCTCGGTCAGCGTGCCGACCGGCATCAGCATCGACTACGGCATCGAGACGAAGCGGATCTACCGCGCAGTGACCGGGCCGACCGGCTCGATCTTCCGCTTCGTCGCCGAGATCCCGCTCGCGCAGGCCGACTACATCGACACGCTCACCGACGCGCAGCTGGGCGAGTCGCTCGAGTCCGAGGGCTGGGCGCTGCCTCCCGACGATCTGCGCGGGATCCTGGCGCTGCCGAACGGCATCATGGTCGGGTTCCGACTCAACCAGCTTTGTTTCAGCGCGCAGAACCGGCCGCACGCCTGGCCGCCGGCGTTCCGCCTGACCACAGACACCGACATCGTCGCGATCGGCGCGATCGACACGGCCGTCATCATCGGGACGCACACGTTCCCGTATGTCGCGCAAGGGCAGTCGCCGGCGGACTACGCAGCTGCGAAGCTCGAGGTTCCGCAGGCCTGCGTGAGCAAGCGAGGTCTTAGCTACGTCGCAGGCTTCGGCGTGGTGTTCCCCTCGCCCGACGGCCTGATGGGCATCGCTGGCGTCGCGGCGCCGGCGAACCTCACGAAGGGGATCTTCACGCGCAAGCAGTGGCAGGCGCTGCAACCCGAGAGCATGCTCGGCGTGTCGCACGATGACTGCTACCACTTCTTTTTCGACACGACGCCCACCCCTCCGACGCCGCCGGCGTCCGACCCGTTCTGGGATGACGTGATCCTGCTGTCGCTGAACACCGAAGGGGCGACCGACGAGTCGCCATTCAATGCGACGCCGCAGTTTTCGGGCACCGGGACCGTGGTCGGCAACGAGTACCGCACGGGCGCGCTCGGCATGGCTGGGATCGCGACGCTCGTCTATGAGGGCCCGCATCTCGTGCGCGATCCTCTGAAGGCCTACACCATCGAGGGCACCTCGCAGTACGCGACGCTGTCCAACAGCACCGGTTCGCAGATGGTCACCGGCTGGCGGCATGAGGCGCTGAGCTACGAGCTCTTCTCGGCCTGGTTCACGACGAGTGGCAACGTCATCCTGCAGCCCTTCGACGCACCGATCGGGACGTATCAGTTCGCCGGCGACGGCCCGAACACCGACCTGCATCTGGCGTTCGTGATCCCCGCAGGCGCAAACCCGCCGGTGCGCTTCTACATCAACGGCGTGCTCGTGCTGACCGTGAATCTTGACGTCAGCGGACTGCAGAGCGCCGACGGCAAGATCATCATCGGCTGCGAGGGCAACACCTCGCTGACCGACGTCGTCAACTACCGCGTGCGCAACGTGCGCGTGACGGCCGCCGATCGGTACTCCGGCAGCAGCTTCGAGGTTCCGGAGACGCCCTACCCGATCCACGGGCCGGAGGACAGCGGCGGCGGCGACATCGGTGGCACGCGCGGCGGCTACGCGCTGGACCTCAAGCCCGACGGGTTCGGCCTGATCGAGCTCGCCTATCACGCGACCGCCGCGCACGCCGACCCCGTGACGGACTCGCTCTACCTGGCGCTCGACGAGAACGACGAGCCGACCACGCCGTATCTGCCCGTGCCGAGCACGGCGCCGGTGCCCGACGGCATGACGATCTATCAGTTCGACGGCGACCCCGACTCGCTGATGGCGTACCTGTACCGCGGCCGCCTCAACCTCGTGCCCGCGCCCTACGCGCCCAGCTTCGTGCGCGTCATGGCTGACGACTTCGACAACCTCGTCGTGCGGGGCTATCAGGACGGCCTCTTGCAGTTCGAGAAGGTGGCCACCAGCGACGAGGAGTTTCGCGTGCAGACCGACTCGACGGCGAAGAAGAGCTACGAGCAGGAGCTCATCGGCACGTCGCGCGTGCAGACCTTCCAGACGGCCGAGGACATCGGGGAGATCGAGTAATGGCCACGCTGGGCAATCCAGCGCTGACCCCGCTGCGCGTGTCTGAGCGCGTCGACCGCGATCTCGCCATTCGCATCGACGTGATCCGCCAGCGCCTGGGCGCGCTCGATGCCGAGGTCATCCGCCTGGGCAGCGTGGCAGACGCGAGCACGACGGCGCAAAGTGTGCTCAACCTGCAGCGCGCCCTGCTGCAACTCACGCAGCGGGTTTCGGCGATCGAGGCGCAGCTGGGCGCGACCGACACGATCATCCTCGCCGCGTCGTCTACCGTCTCGAAGTTCGATGCGCTCTATGTCTCCGGCCCGAGCCGCGTCGCGCGGGTGGACCCGACGGATCCGCTGATGATCCACACGGTGATCGGCATCGCGCTGAACGACGGCGCCGAGGGTACGCCCATCACGGTGCAGCGCGGCGGCCCGCTCGCGTTGCCGACAAGCGCGCTTGTGACCGGCGAGGCGATCTACATCGCCACCGACGGCACGCTGACGCAGGATCCGAGCGCGGCCACCTATTCGATCCCGATCGGCGTTGCGACGTCGGGCTCGACGATCTGGGTCGGCGCTGGCTTCGCTGCGGTGCAGCTGCCAACGCTCGAGCCGACCGATGCGTTCATGCCGATCACCTACGGCCTGGCGCAGGCGCTGATCGATGATGCGCAGGGCGGCGACATCGTTCTGTACGACAACGAGGGCCGCGCAGCGATCGCATCCGATGGCGGCGCCATCATCAAAGCATCAGGAGCCTGATCATGCCCATGGCGCACAACCTTCCGCTACTGCCAAGCGGCATCCCCGTCGACGGCGACGAGGAGGTGTGGATCGACAAGTTCGTCGACGGCGAGTGGAACACCTACCGGATCACGGCGGCCGAGATTGCCGCGCTGGCCACCGCGGGCGGCGCGCAGCTGGCCGACGAGAACGAATTCACGGCGAGCCAGCGTGTGCAGCCTGTGGTGGCCAACGTGACAGGCGCCTATGCGGCCGATGCCGCCCTGTCGAATAACTTCGAGCTCACGCTGACGGGCAATCTCACGCTCAACCCGACGAACCTGCACGCCGGCATGGTGCTCAACTTCGAGCTCATCCAAGACGGCAGCGGCGGCCATACGATCACGCTCAATGCGATCTTCAAGTTCGGCGGTGGCACGATCCCCACCTGGGTGACAACGGCCGGCGCGGTGAACCTGATCTCAGGCTACGTCGACAGCGCCGGGCGCATCATCTGCGGCGGCGTGGCAGGAGCGGCCTGATGTTCACCTGCGCGCCGGCGCTCTTCGCGGCAGGATCTTCGGGGCCGGCGACTGACCCCTTCTTCGCGAACGTGCGCTCGCTGATCCACTTCGATGGAAGCGACGCGAGTACGGTGATCACCGATCAGATCGCGAACACGTGGACCGCGATCGGCAATGCCCAGCTGGACACGGCAAACAAGCTCTTCGGTGCATCCTCGCTGCTGCTCGACGGCTCGGGCGACTACGTGACCGGCACGCCGAGCGGCGGCTTTCTCATTGGCACCGGTGACTTCACGGGCGAGATCGCCATCTATCCCAACTCGCTGACGACGGACCATGAGGTTTTCAGCGTGAGCAACGGGATCAATAACGTCGACCTGCTGTGGGAGATCGACGGCACGAACGGCTCGGTCCGCTTCAGCCTGCGCAACCTCACGCTCGGCACAACCAACTTCGATTTCAACAGCCCGCCGGGCGCTGTGTCGACGGGATCCTGGCAGCAGATCGCTATCTCAGTGCACGGCAGCACGGCCTACATCTACGTGAACGGCATCATGGTGGCCTCGAGCGCGGTCGCCAGCGTGCGAACGAACGTATTCAACGTCTGCCAGCTGGGTACACTCATCACGGGCGCGCCGCGCTATTTCAACGGCTGGCTCGACGAGTTCCGGTGGACGACGGGAGTCGACCGATACGCCGGCGCGAACTACACGCCCGCGGTGGCGCCCTTCCCGAATTCGTGATGCACGAATACCGCCTCGTCGACGATCTCGACAAGCGGTGGCCGGCGCTGAAGCTACCCGCCGCCGCAGACGAGGCGCTCGAGGACTGGCACGCCGGGAAGGCGCTGTGTTTCAGCGGGCCGGCCGGGCTATTTGTCCTGACCCTGTGCCCGGGCGACAATCCGCCCGAGCTCGAGTGCTTCGTACTGCTGGCCGTGGCCAGTCGGTTCGGTGCACTCGCTGACGCAGAACCCGCCGTGCTCGAGATAGCGCGCGATCTGACCGCGACGACAGTCGCATTCCGATCCGTGCGCAAAGGCTGGGCTCGCAAGCTCGGCCCAGCGTGGCGGCCGAGGGGTAAACGCGAGTTCTGGCGGTACACATGAGCGGACGCAAGGAAGACGTCGACGAGACACCGCAGCAGCGCGCTATGGTGCAGATAGCCTTGAACAAGGTTCAGGACTACAAGCAGCGTTGGCTCCCCCTTCAGAAGCAGCTTGCTTCACACATTGCCGACATCGCAAAGCCAGGCTCTGCGGCCCGCAAGGCGGCCGAAGGCGTGGCCAGCACGTCGACCGAGCAGCAGTTCGCCGGCGCGCGCACCGGCCTCGAGGGCAGGCTCGCCAGCACCGGCGGCCTCGGCTCGAGCAAGGCGAAGCTCGCGATCGCGGGCATGGGCGAGGACGAGGCGACCGCGCAGGGCCTGGGGATCGCCAATGCTGACCAGCAGGTCGACGACGCCTATGTCTCGGGCCTGAACAGCATCATGGCGCTCGGGCAGGGCCAGCAGGCCGGCGCGATCAAGGGTACCAGCGAGATCGCCGCGCGCAGCGGCCGCCAGGCGCAGGCCGATGCCGAGGAGTCGCTCGCCAACCGCATGGGCAACGTGCAGCTGGCCAGCCAATTCGCCGGCATGGGCCTCGGCCTGGCCAAGCCTGGCACCGGCGGCGTGGACGGGCTGCAGGCGAAGTTCAGCAACACCGACCTGGGCCGCACTGGCTTCGGCACCGGCCTCGCCTACGGCAACGAGGATATGGCGCTCAACTTCTGAGGCGAACCCATGGCAGGCCTTGCACCCCCGACCAACTTCAACGCGAACCCGTACCTGATCGACCCCGGTGCGAAGGACTACGCGAGCCAGAACTACGCCGCACTCACGCGCGATATGTGGGCGCAGTGGACCAGCAACTTCTTGCCGTTCGAGAACGACCTGATCAGCTACGCGAAAGATCCGGCCGTCGTCGACAAGGCGATGGCATCGGCGAGCACCTCGGTGAATCAGGCATTCGATGCGCAGCAGGGCGCAACGCAGCGCCGGCTGAAGGGCCTCGGCCTCACGCTCGACGACGAGGAGCAGCAGGCGGCCGATCGCAGTTATGGCCTGGCGCGATCGCTGGCCGACGTGACGGCGCAGAACGTCGCCGGCCAGCGCACGCGCGAGCGGCAACAGAACGTGCTCGGCAACCCCGCACCGCAAATCTGAGGAGCACGACGATGGCACGTGGAAGTTTCGGCGGTGGTCTCGCAGCTGCTGGCATCCAGCAAGAGCAGCAGGCGGCCGACATGCTGGGCAAGGCAGCCGACCAGGAGCAGCAGCGCCTGCTCGGCAACAAGCAGATGGAACGCGCGCGCAAGGCTGGCAACACGCAGTTGGGTGTGACGGCCGGCGCTGCTGCCGGGTTCGCCTATGGCGGCCCGGTCGGCGCGCTGATCGGTGGCGTTCTCGGTGCCGCCGGCGCGGAGCTCTTCTGATGGCCGGCCTGAGCGTAGGCGGCGCGGCCGCACAAGGCCTCGAGTCGGGCATCGGTCTCGGCCTCGGGATGCGCCGGCAGCAGCTGGCGGAAGAGGCCGACAAGCGTGCGAGCCTGCAAGCCGATCAGGTGCTCGAGCGCCAGAAGGCGCAGGACGCGCGCCTCGAGGACGATCGCGCACTCGACGCGATCAACAAGTCTTTCGAGGACATCCGCTCCGAGGGTGAGGGGCTGATCCAGCAGTACGGCGGCATCAAGAACATTCCCGAGGACGTCGGCGCGGACTACCGCGGCCGCCAAACGCAAGTGTCGGGAGCGCGCGACACTCTGTTGCGCAAGCGCTACGAGCCTTTGCTCGCGCAGCAGCAGCAGCGCGCGAAGGACATTGCGATGAACCTGCAGAGCGGCAAGGTTGACATCGGCGCAGTTTCGCCGGCGGATCTCTATCACGCCGTGATGGTTCAGACGCGCCGCGACCCGAGCGATCTCCTGTCGAAGGATGGCCAGCCGTCGAAGCTCTCGACAGCCGTGTCGGACATCCACGACGGGATCCAGTACGGCAACGAGGGCGCGGTGCTGCGCGGCGCGAATGTGCTTTTCGCTCCGGAGCTACAGGTCGGCGTCGGCGAACCCAGCCCGCACGGCGGCACGATCGTCGGCAAGCAGATCGTCAAGCTCGTACCGCACCCCGCGGATCCCAACAAGGTGCTGCCGGTGGTGAAGGTGTTCGTGCGCAGCGGCCTGGCAAAGACCGCCGGCGACGTCGATCGCGCCGAGCATGTGGCCGAAGAGGGTGCGCCGCCAGGTGCCACCGGGTACTACATCGCGCCGATCACCGAGAACCGATCGAGCCATCCCGACGACCCGCCGAAGGCGATCGACCTGAATCAGGCGATGGAGTACGCCGCGCAGATGCAGACGCTCTCGACGGCGCTCGATCACCCCGAGGTGCGCTCGAAGCTCGAGCAGGGCGCGAAGGAGGCCGGCAGCGGGAAGGACGACTTCACGAAGGCCTTCTATGCGGTGCGCGGCAAGATGCCCGCCAAGAGCGTCGAATACAAGAGCGTCAAGAAGGACGAGAAGCTCGTCGGCATCGACACGCAGACCGGCAAGCCGACTGGCGCAGTGATCGAAGGCGAGCGCTCGATCCCGAAGGCGACCGGCCTGGCCGCCAACATCCAGGCGGTAAAGGACTATGCCGAGGCGAACGACATCGACGAGGACGAGGCTGCGCAGCAGCTGCAGGCGCAGGGCCTGCTGCGCGCGCCGAAGGCCGGCAAAGCCGCGAAGGGCGTCGCCGACGGCGGCCCGATGCCGCCCAAGGGCCTGACCGGCAAGGATCTGCTCGACTCGCTCAACGAGGACGATGCGATCACGGTGCAGGGCCTGGCGGACGGCACGCTCAAGCCATCGGAGATCAGCCAGAAGGGCAACCGCCGCGAGAAGATGCTTGCGCTGGCCAAGCGCTTCGACCCATCGTCGGATTGGGGCGCGAACGGCAAGCTGAAGGACGTTCCCGCACCGGCGCAAAAGGCCATGCTCGAGAACAACACGAACATCAACCGCGTGCAGCGTGCGCTGCGGTTGATCGGTGCGCTGCCGACGCAAGAGGGCGAAGAGGCCGATCCGAACGCCACGGGTCTGAAAGGCCTGCTGCCAGGCGGCATCCTGAACCGCGTGGATCCCAAGGGTGTGGAGGCGCGCGCCGCGATCGCCGACCTCGGCTCGCTGGTCATCCACGATCGCAGCGGCGCTGCGGTGAGTGCCAGCGAGTTCCCGCGCCTGGCTCCGTTCATCCCGAGCGCCAACGACGACGCGGCGACCGTGAAGAAGAAGCTCACCCGCTTCTACGAGGTCTACAAGCAAGAGATGGACGCGCTGCAGGGCACCTACGGTCCGGACAACGGATACAAGGAGTTCAAGGTCGGCGGCGACTCCGGTGCCGGCACGCCGCGCGAGAAGCCACCGGCTGCCGCCGCACCTGCGGCTGGCGGTGCGCCTTTCCGCTTGCCCAGCGACCGCGCAGCTGCTGCAGCCGCGTACAACAAGCTGCCGAGCGGCGCCACGTTCGTCGACCCTGACGGCAACACTCGCAGAAAGCCCTGACATGGCCGATCCCTGGGAATCCGCCCCGATCGTCGAAGAGGCACCGAAGGCGAAGGCCGGCGGCCTGGCCAAGCGCGGCGCGAAGGCTCCGGCCGATGCGCCATGGGAGGCCGCGCCGACCGTCGAGAGCTCGCTGCCCAACGTCGATCCCGGCCAGCCGACGGGCCTGCAGGGCGTGACCGCGCCGCCGCCGCGCACCGGAGCGGCCGCGATCCCGACGGCCGAGGAAATGGGCCGGCCCGCGGCGCCGCAGACGAACACGCTGCCGCCGCGGCGCGAGCTCGGCATCAAGGAGAAGGTCGTCGGCGCCGTCGAGGCCGGCATTGAAATGCTCGCGCAGCTGACCGGCGCGCCGCTCGGCATGGCTGCGGGCGGCCTGGCCGGCGTCCTGACCGGCGGCACGACCGACGAGATCGGCGCCGCGGCGGCAAAGGGTGGCCAGGTCGGCGCGGGTCTGGTGCGCCGCGGCCTGCAAACGAACCCGATCACCGGCCCGGCGATCGCGAACATGCGCGTCGCCGGCGGTGGCAGCGTCACCGACGAGATTTCGCCGGCCGGGCAGGAGGTGATGGATACCGCCGTCGAGCCGGCGATGCAGTCGCTGCCCGCCACGCTCGGCCACATTGGGCCGATCGAGGGCATGACGGCAGGACTCGCGCGGCCAGGTGCTGCAGCTGACGCCGCCGGCGCTGCTCGAGGCGGTCTCGCGCGCTCGGTGCAGGCGATCACCGACGTCGTCAAGCGGCTGCCCGAGGAAGAGGCAGCGCCGGCCGGCAGCGTGGGTGCGAAGGCGACCGACATCGCGACGCAACGCCGCGAGCGCGCCGCCAACCTGCCGGTGCCGGTGCCCGTCACGAAGGGCGATGTCGATCGCACGTTCACGCAGCAGCAATTCGAGAAGGAGACCGCCAAGAACCCCGAGATCGGCAAGCCGCTGCGCGAGCGTCAGATGGACAAGACCGACGCGCTGCTGAAAAACTTCGACGATTTCGTCGACCAGACCGAGGCGGGTCCGCTGGACGACGCCGCGATCGGCAAGAGCGTGACCGACCCGATCATGGCCAAAGCCGTGAAGGCAAAGCAGGAGATCAAGGACGCCTATGACGCAGCCAAGGAAGCCGGCGAGACTTCAGAGCCAGTGCCGACCGACACTCGTGCGCAAGCTCAACGAAGTGCAGTCAAGCAAGGGTAACGCCGGGGTCATTGGGGCCGCCGAAAACGAGCTCGTGCGGCTGGGAGGAGCGGCGCGCGGCGCGGACGGTGAACTGATCCCGGGCGAGCTCACGCTCGACGAGTTCAACGAGCTACGCAAGGTAGTCGGCAGCAACGGCGGCAAGGACGAAACGAATGCGCACTTCGCCGGCGAGCTCAAGGCCGCGATTGACGTGTCGACGCAGGACCGCGGCGGCGAGCTCTACCAGAAGGCGCGCAAGCTGTACGCCGACTACGCGGCCGAGTTCAAGAATCAGGGTGTGATCCGCGACCTGATCGGCTTGAAGAAGGGCAGCAGCGACCGCAAGACCGCGATCGCCGACGTGTTCAATCGCTCGGTTCTCAACGCGAGCGCCGAGGATCTGACGAACGTTCGCCGCACGCTCACCACGGCCGGCGACAAGGGCGTGCAGGCGTGGAATGACCTGCGCGGCAAGACGATCGACTGGCTGAAGGAGCAGGCCACGCAGAGCGCCGTGCGCGACGAGCGCGGCAATCCGACGGTCTCCGCGGACAAGCTCAACGCCGCGGTGAAGAAGCTCGATCGCGACGGCCGCCTCGAGATCCTGTTCGGCGGCAAGGGCGCGGAGCAGCTGCGCGACGTGCGCGACCTGGCCAGCGATGTCTACACCGCCGTTCCGGGCGCCGTGAACACGTCGAACACGGCGTCGGCGCTGCTGACTGCGCTCGACACCATGAGCACCTACCTGCTCAGCGGTGGCAGCGTGCCGTTGCCGGCGATGACGCTGATCCGCAAGGCGCTCCAAAACTTCAAGGAGCGCAAGCTCAAGGCGAAGGTGCGCTATGCGCTCGGCCCAGACGAGCCGGTGAAGGGCAGCCCGACGAAGGCGTTCACCCCGGACAAGGGCGCACCGCCGGCGCCGCCCGCTCCGAAGGCTCCCCCGCCGCCGGCGCCGCCGACCGCGCAAGCGCCGCTTCCAGGCATCGCGCCGGCCCCAGCGCCCGCGGTTTCACGTGGAACCCGGCCGGCGACGAAGCGCGAGCGTGAGCTCACTTCGCTGCGGGATCAGGCGACCGACCCGCAGATCATCAAGGACATCGACCGCGAGATCGCCGCCGAGCGCAAGCGCGACAGCGACACGAAGCGCGCCGCGGAGTATCGGAAGCTGGCCGACGCGACCAGCGACACCGAGCTCGCCGGCAAGTTCCGGGAGCGCGCGGAGAAGCTCGCGCCGGAGCCGCCGAAGCAGCCGGCCGCCAAGCCTGAACCCAGCGGCGCCGAGGTCGAAACGATCCCGGTGCCCGAGGTGCACGAGATCACCAGCGATCGCGCCGTCGACGCCGTGATCGCGCGCGCCGAGGCGGAAGCGAAGTGGGCGAAGGCTCACAAGCTCAGCGAGGCAGAGCAGCGCCGCTCGAAAGACACGTGGCAGGCCATGCAGTACGATGCGGCCGCCGTCGATCGAGCAGGCAAGCAGCACGAGAACAGCCCGAGGGTGTTCGATCGTGAGATCCAGCGCATCATCGACGAGGGGAAGGCACGTGAGGCTCAAGTCCAGCAAGGTGATCTCAGCAGCGAGGGCCTACGGCGACCTGCAGAAGGCGCTCGCGGCGAAGCTGCAGCCGGGGGCGAACAACCCCGGGCCGACGGCAATGCAGCGGCCGGAGCCGTTCGGCAAGGTGCAGAGCCTGCCGGGGGACAAGCCGGCGAGCGTGTAGCCGAGCTCTTCCGCGACAGCAAGGGGATCAAGCGGGCCGACATGCCCGTCGTGCCCAAGGGCGCGCAGGCCGAGTTTGTGAAGGAACTGAACGCCGCCGGCGTGAAGACCGAGCAGCAGACGGTGCCGGCCGCGAGCCTGAAGGCGACCCAGAAGGACTACAACCTCGAGAACATCGACTTCTTGCGCAAGGAGGTCGAAGGCGGCCGCTACGACGACAAGAACCGCATCATCGTGTCACGCGACGATCGCGTGCTCGATGGGCACCATCGCTGGGTTGTCGCCTCGGAGCGGGGCGAGCCGATCAACATCATGCGCGTCGACCTGCCCGTCGAGCAGCTGCTCGCGAAGGCCAAGGACTTCCAGCAGCGCAAGGGCCTGCCTTCGCGCTCGGCAACCGACTCGGTGCGCCTGCCCAACTCCGGCGAGCGCCGCGCGGCCGACTACCTGGCTGCTCGAGGCGACGTGCCGGCTGACGTGCATTCGGCGATCCTCAAGCAGTACCGCGCTGCCGACCAGGCGCACCCGATCTACAGGAGCGCACTCGAGGCCGTCGGGCGTCAGCTGGGCGACGCGACGCGCCAGGTGATCGTCGCGCCGATCAAGGTGCCAAGCCGCGCGACCGAGAAGATCCTCGTCGACTACAAGGGCGACGCCAGCCAGATCAAGGATCTGGTGCGCGGCACGATCGTCCTGCGCGACATCGGCGCGGTGCCGGACGCGATCAAGGCGCTTGAGGCGAAGTTCGGCAAGCTCGAGGGCCTGCGTAACAGTCTCATCGAGGGCACGCCGGCGCCGACGGTCGACGGGTATCGCGACATCAAGGCGAACGTGCGCGTCAATGGCCACGCCTCCGAGGTGCAGGTCAACGTCCCGGAAATGATCGCGGCCAAGAAGGAGGCGCATCCGCTCTATGAGCAGGCCGAGGCGGTGCGCCGCCAGGCCGACAAGGAGGGTCGGGATCCCACACCGCAAGAGGCGGCGCAGCTGCGCGACCTCGAGGCGCGCCAGTCGGCGATCTACGACGCGGCGTGGCGGTCGGCGACGAGTTTGCGGAACGCCGGTTCGAGCACTCGCGTGCCGTTTCGGGCCAGCGACTCGAGCGGGAACCTGCGCGGCGGATCGGCGTCCCAGGCGCGCACCGCGTACTCGGCTGAACGAGTCACCGGCACGCCTTCGACGTCGAAAAACTCGGTCCCGGCAGGGAACGATCTTGGCAACATTTCTGCACCTCCGCGTCCGATTTTAGACGACAACCCGATCGGCCGGCAGACTATTGCGACCACTGAGCGGGGGGTTGAGGTGCCTGTCCGTTACCGGTTGGTCGACGCTGGCCAGCTGGTGACATCGCACGACGACGCGCTCGGCGTGAATCCGGCTTTCCCGAAGGAACTGCAGCCGCGCGATCGCTCGCGCGACGCCAGCGAGGCGCAGATCGCGCGCATGGCCGGCAACATCAAGCCCGAGCTCCTGGCCGAAAGCTATAAGGCCTCAGACGGTGCGCCCATCATCGGATCCGACGCCGTCGTCGAGTCGGGCAACGCACGCACGATCGCGCTGCGCCGCGCCTACGCCGCCGGCGACGCGGAGCACTATCGCCAGTGGCTCAAGGAGCACGCCGGGCGCTTCGGGTTGAGCTCCAACGACGTCGCGCGCTACGAGCGTCCGGTGCTGGTGCGCGAGGCGCTCGGAGATCGCGATCGCGCCGAATTCGCGCGCCAGGCAAACGAAAGCTCGGTCGCCGGCATGAGCGATGCCGAGCAGGCCAAGAGCGACGCGCTCAGGCTGCCCGACCTCGAGGGCCTTGTGACGGGCGACGATGGCCAGCTGGCCGGCGGCTCGCAAGAATTCATCCGGCAGTTCATGCGCTACGTCGCCAGCCCGAGCGAGCATGGCCAGCTGATGACGGCAGACGGCAAGCTCTCGCAGCGCGGTGCGAACCGGATCCGCAATGCGATCTTCTCGAAAGCGTACCAAGACGTCGACCTCGTCGCGATGATGACCGAGTCGACCGACGCGAACGTGCGCAACGTGCTGGCCGGCATGCTGCGCGCGGCGCCCGCGGTGGCCAGGCTGCGCGACCTGCTGGACGCCGGCGCTCGAGCGGGCCGCGACTTCGTGCCCGACCTCGTCGAGGCGGTGCGCCGCTTCAGCGATGCGCGCGAAGCTGGCCAGAAGGTCGATCAGGCGCTCGCGCAGGGCTCGCTGATCGGCGGCGAAGCGTCGCCACAGGTGGCAGCGATCATGCACATGCTCGAGGCCGATGCGCGCGCGCCAAAGCGCATCGCCGAGAACATCCGCGGCATGGCTGACGAGATCGACCAGGCCGGCGATCCGCGCCAGGCCGGCATGTTCTGAAGGAGACTGGCAATGTCACGTGAAACCGAGCCGGGCGAGCTCGACGCACCGCCCCACCGTCGCCGAGGCGAAATGCGCCTCGACTCGATCGCGAACAACGCCCTGTTGAAGCTCGCGCAGTTCGTGCTCACGGGCATCGCGATGCCGGCGATCGCCTTCGGCATCAATGCGATCTTCCAGCGCATGGAGTCGCTCGAGAAGCAGTTCATCGCTCAGGACAAGGCGAACGCTACGGCCGAGCTCAGGCTGAGCTCGACCGAGCGCAGTGTGTCGGAGCTCCTGGCCGCAAACCAGGCCCTACGCGAGCGGGTGCTCTCGCTCGAGTTTCAATCCCGCGTCAACCCGAAAGGCCCATGATGGAACTGATCGCTGCCCCCTCGAGGATCCTGAAGCAATTCAGCACGTGGATCCTGCTGCTCACCGGGCTGGGTGACACCGCGCATGTGCTGCTCGCGTCGCTGGCCGATGTCCACGTGCTCACGTCGACGCAGCTGACGATCGCGAACGCCGTGCTCGTGTTCGTGAGCACCGCGCTGAAGCTGGTTCAGCAGAACATCGCGCTCACCGTGGGCCAGAAGGCCGACATGATCGACGCGGTGAACAACGCGCCGACGAAGCCGCCCAAGACCGACCAGCCGCTGCAGCCATGAAGACCAGCGCCGAGGGTCTCGCGCTGATCGAGCACTACGAGGACGATCGGCTCGTCAGCTACCCCGATCCGAAGACCGGCGGCGCGCCATGGACGATCGGCAAGGGTGCCACCGGGCCGGGCATCGGTCCGGGGCTGATTTGGTCGCAGCAGCAGTCCGACGATCGGTTCGCGAGCGACGTCGCCGAGCGCGAGCGCATCGTCAACGCGACCGTCAAGGTGACGCTCGAACAAGGGATGTTCGATGCCATGGTCTCGATCGTGTTCAACGTCGGGCCCGGCAACGCGAACAAGGATGGCATCATGCGGCTGAAGAACGGCAAGCCGTCGACGCTGCTGCGCCTGCTCAACGCCGGCGACTACCAGGGTGCTTACGCTCAATTCGCCGTGTGGATCTCGCCAGGCTCGAGCGTCGAGCTCGGCCTGCGGCGTCGCCGGCGCGCTGAACAAGGCCTCTGGCAGGGGCTCACGGCGCGCGACGCGATCGCGGTGGCGCTGGCGCAGTTCCCGCGGTAGCCTTGCCGCTCCTCAACCCCCGAAAGGTTCCCCATGAAATCCAGAATCGTGAGCTTCCTGCTCGCCTGCGCGTTCGCGTTCGCCACGCTCGGCATGCTCGAGGGATGCACCAGCACGCCGGCGACGTCGGCCGACCCGCGCCAGCAAGCCGTTGATGCCACCTACAAGGCCGCCGTCGCGCTCGACGCCTCGATCACTGCCACGCGTGGCGCGGTGCTGGCCGGCGCGCTGAAAGGCAACGACGCAGTCAACGCGATGAAGGCCTTCGATGCCACGTATGCAAGCCTGAGAGCGGCGCAGGCGGCGCTGCAGGCTGCCCCACCCTCACCGCCGGCATCAGGAGCTAGCAAATGAACAGCCTCGATCCCCGATTCACCACGATCATCGCAGCCGCCGGCGCCGCCGCAGCTGCCCTCAGCCCGAAGGGCGCCGCAGCGAGCGCCGTCCTGTCGACGCTGCTGCAGGCCGCGACCGACTTTCACGATCGCGTCGCCGACGGCAGCGTGACCGATGCCGACCTCGCGGCGATGCTCGACAAGGCAGGCGCCAACCTGGCCGGCCTGCACTCCGACGTCGCCCGCCAGCAAGGCGGCTGAACGTGAAGCGCTGGCTCCTGCTGCTGGCGCTCGTCGCGCCGGCTGCCTTCGGGCAATGCCTGCCGAGCTCGGTGTTCCCGAGCGAGGCCGGCACCGACTACATCGTCGTGAAGACGCCCTTCGTCGAGGGCCGTGTCGGCTGGTGCCTCGAGTCGCGCACGGCCGCCGGCGACCGCTGGGTGCAGATCGTCTACCAATGGTGCCTGACGCGGAACTGCTCGACGCTCGTGAACCCGTTCGCGGTGCTCGATCAGCTGAAAGCCGCCTCGGCGCCGAAGGCCGCGGCGTCTGCCGTGTCAGCGCAGTATTCGATCAAGCTGACCGACCCGACCGACATCCTGCGGTACAAGCAATGGCGCTACGACGCGTGCGTCGCGCTCACGCTGGCCAGGCTGACGACCACGGCGCTCGATCCTCTGCCGGCGGGCTACTGCGGCACGCGGCTGCCGGATCCCGTCGCCGACAGATGGGTGACGATCAATGGCTCGATCTTCACCGCCGCGGGCGGCAGGCTGACCGGGCTCGTGTCGGGCAAGAAGGCGGCCGCTGGCCTGACTTGCAACTGTGACACCATCAGCGCGACCAGCGGGGCGCGTCGCTTCTGCGCTGCTCCGCCGGCTACAACCGCGGCGACAGAGGTCGCCGAATGTCAGAAGGCCACACCATGACAGTCGCGATCCATCTACACTTCCACGGCCCGATCACCGTCCACACCGGCTCGGATCCGTGGGTGCTTCCAGCCATCAACGAACTGAAGGAAATCATCATGGGAACTGCACAGCAAACCGTCGACGCCCTGAAGGCCGCGACCGATCAACTCGAGGCCGCGGCCACCCAAATGGGCAAGGTCGTGACCGAGACGGCCGGGTTGCAGCAGAAGATCACCGACCTCGAGACCATCATCCAGTCGCAGGGCACCAGCGTGCCGCAAGAGGTGACCGACGCCGTCGCCGCGGTGAGCGCGGCCGCTGCGCGCGTCAAGGCTGCCAGCCAGGCGGCCGACGATCAGGTGCCGGACGCAGTCTGATCTGCATCTAACTAGACGCTAGTTAGATGCTCGAGGGGCCCTGCGGGGCCCCTTTTTCTTGCGCTGCTGCTGGGCTGGGTGGGGTGGCGAGCAGAGAATTGATAGCCTCGCCTCGCTCCTGCTCCCGCCCCGCCTGCGCAGCCGCCCGCCCGCGCTCGAAAGCTTCCGCCAGTTCCTTGTCGCGGATGGCGTTCTCTTCGTCCACCATCGCGTTGATTCGCGCCATCGCAAGCACGGGGTCAATCGTGTCGCGCTGTGCGGCGGCTGCCGCCTTCAGCGGGCTATCACCAGACCAGTGCCGCCCGTCGGGGGCCGTAATAGTCCAAGCGTTCGGCTTTGCCAGCGCAGCGACTCTTTGGCACTCGCTGAGACACTTAGCCCAGCCTTCTGCGTACCCGTCTTCAAACAGGACCGGCGATTGCCCAAGGCTCGGCGGCATCACAGGCCAGTCTGAATCTGTCTCCGCACTGGCAGCGGCCCGGCGCTCGATGTCGCGTTCCTCCATCAGGCTCGTCACCTGAGCCTCAAGGTCGAATATCCGTCTGGCCTGTTCCAGCTCCAGTTCGGTTCTGCCGTTCGTTTCACTGGCAGCGGCCCGGTCTGGGGGTGTGGCGAACTCAAGCGCGTCGAGAGACTTCATCGCCGCCGTGCCAGCGCCGGGCGGAAGGTCTCTGATACTCAGGATGAGCGCTCGCAAACCGGCCGCGTGGACCCTTCGTTGCGCCTCGCCCCTCCCCTCGGGTTGGGTGCTGGCTGACAGGGCAGAGCGGGCAGCGGCCCAGGCGAGGTGCTGGCGGCGTTCGTAGTCCAGCATCATGCCGGCGTGCTCGCGCTCCTGTTCTGGCGTCCAAT